TGTAGAGCAAATAAGAGCCAAACTAGATAATGTAAATGGCACAGGTTCTTATGTACAAATTACAGACAAAAAACTGCAAACACTTAACAGTTCAACAGGTGTATATGAAACAATAGCAGTAAGTGATAGTTTAGGTGCTACACATGATGACGATGGTAAACGTATTACAGAGTTTGGAGCGGCATCAGACAATCCAAGTTTTAGTAGTTCAACAAATTACTATACAGCTCATGCTTGGACTGGTGCAGAAACAATAGCAGGAACACAAGAAGCAGTTACACGTTTTGGTACATTATCACACTTTACAACAGATTTAAGTTCAGGTTATTTACCAGCAGGTCCAGATTTAGACACAGGCAGAAGTGGAGCTCAGTACTTTACATTTGCATTTAGAAGAACTGCAATGGCAAACTTTACTGTAAGATTAACAGGTAAAGTAAGTGGCTTTTTTATAGCCGCTCCGGCAACTGACATTGACGATGCAAGTTCAATTAATGGTTGGCTAGATGCAGGCATAACATACGGTGGTGCAGGTACACCAGGTGGCGATACAAGTAACGGTGGTAATGGTAGTAATGGTTGTGCATTTACATCTGGAGACAGAATAATTGACGGTACAACATACAGTAATGATACCTTTACATTAACATTAGGTGATCAAAACGGTACAAATTCATTTGGTAACCAAGTTTTGGTTAGGATTAAACTAGAGTCAGGAGACTCTTTAACAGCATTGAGTATTGAATAATGGCAATAAGTGATTCACAAAAAGTTGACTTCTTATGGAAAAAGGTTGGTTTTGGTAAAGTCAAAACTGATACTAATGCCAATAAGAAGGCCCCTAATGAAGCGATAGCATCAGATTTTATTATCAAAGCAAATCAAATATGGAATCAAAGTTCAAGTATTCCTAACACACAACCTAGTAGTAGTGCAGGTGTTGTAACTGTATATTCAGATGCAAATAGTAATACTGTAGAAACTACAGAAGACGGTACAGCATCAGATAATAGAACATGGAAAACAGGTACAACTAACTGGATACCACCATCATTTGGTGCAACATACCAGGTAAAAGTATATGCTATTACTACAGGTAATGGTGCTCCACAAACAAACGGAACACAATTATTTGAAACAGGTTCAGGTAACGATGACCAATGGTACTTTGACTACCAATCAGGTGTACTACACTTTATAGGTACTAATTTACCTAGTGCTATTGCAACAAGTGGTAGTAATGTAATTTATGTTGTTGGTGCTAGGTACACAGGAAGTTTAGGTGTTGGAGATACTAGTGCTAGTCAAACATTTATTAAAACAAACTTAACGGCCTTATATGCAGACGCCACTATAGCCACAGGAGATATTATTAAAGTAAACTCTGATGCAGACGGAGAGTATGCTGTATATATTTCTAATGAGGATAATCCTAGTGAACTTGCAAACTTAACACTAATTAGTACAAGAGATAGTGCAGAAGCAGACTCTCAAACACTAAGAGCAAATGTTACATACAATGGTGGTAATGTTACTTTAGGTAATGTAAGTGCTACATCAAGAGCGGCAGAAGTTGTTGTAGATGTTACAACTGCATTTGATGGCTCTACAACACTTAATATAGGTGATGACGGAGATAATGACAGGTTAATGGCAGATGCTTACATTGATTTATCTACTGTAGGTACTTATACTGTTACACCTAAATTTGTTTATACTGGTGTTGATAGTGCGTCTAACAATACTGTTAAGGCTTATGTTGTTGCTGGTACTAGTTCGACAGGTGCGGCTAGTGTAATGGTTACTTATTCTTAAACTTTTCTAATATAAGTTCACTAACTATACCTATATCATCTTGCTCGAGATCGTATAGCTCACTCATTCTATCTACAGCACTTTTAATACTTACTAAGGCATCTGATTTTGCTTCTAGTATGTGCTTATATACAAAACCACCTACTCTAAACTCTGGCTCTGTTAAAATATCATCTGCTAATTTATTGTAGTCCTTCATTGTATATGTGTAAACCCATGGTTCTTTTTCAATACTTCATAAAACAATGGCTCACCTTTTGACACATTTTCATACCATTCATCACTTGCTTCATTACTAGCATCATCTGATATGTATTTGTAACAATGAAAGTCTTTACCCATACTTGCACATATCTTTGCAAGTGCATAGGCTTCCATGTCTACTATATTAAACTTTTGACCGCTCATTAAATGTGTAAACATATCTAAAGCATCTATATCAGTAACAAATTGGTCCTGTGTTCTGCAGACTAATCCATCATCACCAAAATTTATTACACCTGATACTGCTATATCATCCCCAAATGTAATACCTGGTCCATCACATAAGTCTCCACAATCTATATCTCCTTGTAAAAACGTTGTACATTTGTGTAGTTGGCCAACTTCTACTTTGTATGCACCTCCGCCTGTTCCATAATTAATTACCCTTTTAACTTCTGGATGATTTGACAAGTATCTAGTCAATGAGTACGTTGCATTAATTTTTCCTACACCAGTAAATAAACATACTTCTGGTAAGGCTTCTGGTATTTCGCTAGCCAAGGCACAAACAACTAAAGTTTCATTGTCAGGTGCTCTTAAATGTGGCAGTAAATTTTGTTGTATCATATTTTATATTCTAATATTCTTTCTATATGGTTTATATCCTTTTGTTCTCTTACAGTACATAATTCGTTTGCAAAATGTAATTCTACATTATTATCTACCGCTGTTTGTAGTATCTTTTTCCTGTTGGATATGTCTTCAGGTAAAGAATATATACTACATAACACTATAGCATCAACATTATATCCTGTAATGAATTGCTCCAAAGCAGGATACCAATCTAAAAATTCGTTTTCAAATTGGTAGTCGTTAATCTTAATTTTATTATTCTTGCAGTAGTCGTTAATAATACCTCTTTGCATTGGCAATGGTATTCCACCACTCCAAGAGTTATTCCACCCTGCATAACTTATATAGTCTTTATTACTATCTATAGGCCTATTATCTGGTTTTTCTCCTATAAACCTAAAATATCCTCCTGGAAGTTTTCTATGATACTTTCCTCCTTTAGGAAGTATTCTACCGTCCATACTCCATCTAGATATATCTGTAGTATTGTTTACGTTACCATGTATATGGTGTTGCTGAAATAAATGTGCCTGTCCAGGTTCTAACTCTACAGGAAAAGATTTACTTAAAGATTCTGATTGTATCTTATCAAACGACCATTTGTTTTGCACACATTCATCTGTAATAAAGTCTGAGTCTTCACACGATAATATTTGCATTGAGTTGCTACCATAACATCTAGTTATAGGAGTCCATAATGTTAATATACCTAAACCATTACCAGTCCATTCGTCTTTATGAAACTGTAATAATCTTCCTGCTTTTGCTTGATTGGGAATAACAATTCTTACTGTAAAGAATCGTTGTATCATATATTCGTCTTGATCTATTAATCCAGGAACAATAGAGTTGTAGTAATTATCTATTTTGTTTATAAACTCTTCGCCACCTGTTGCTTTTTGTAGATGGGAACCTAACTCAACTATTTGATCTGGTGTACAGACATCGTGTATTTTTTCTAATGAGTCTATATATGGAAACTTTTCTTTTGCTATATTCAACCAAAACTCTGGCCAATTGTGCTGTTGTAAATTGTAGTTAGCCGTTTGGTTATCCCAATTAGGCAACATTTCCTTTATACTCATAAGTATATTTAACTTATAGATTTAAGTTTAAATTTAGTTCCTGGTAGTTTCCTTTGTGTGTTTCAAAATATTTTAACCATTCATCATTACTCCAGGATACATTAAGATTATTAGTGCCTCCCAGGCTATACTCTGCTTTATTACTTTGTAAAAAATGTATATTATATTCCTTAGATATATCATTAGGGTAATTAGTTCTTTCGTTATATAATAAGGATTGGAAGTCTTGGCCAAATTCGCTCCAAATATTACCTCCGCCAGGTAATACATTCATATTACTATGTTTGCAAAACCGTTCTACATTTTCTTCTCTGCTCCAAATAAATGCTCTGTAAAAACTTTTAGGGAATAAGTTCCAACAATCTAGTTGCATTTGATGTCCTAATCCTTTGCCCCTAAACTCTGGTTTTATATAGATACCTCTAGGTCTAATATGCATGTCACTAAGATTATATATGCTTATGTAACCAACTACTTCATTATTAGCAACATACTCACAAGGAAAGTATATAATAT